CTTCTCTTGCGCGGAAGTTAAAGGTATATTCTGAGTTGTACTTAGAGCTTCTGACTGGTTTGGTAAAATATTTGCCCTCAGCATCAAGGCGATAAAAAGGCCGATCCCTTTCCAAATACTCTTTGACGTTAATGGCAGGAATTGGAATCATCCTAAATTCAAGCTGAGTCGGAGCAACGCCTCCATGAATAATGCGGATGAAATTATATTGATCAACTGGCGCGCGACCAGTAACGCAAAAAACTAAATCGCCAATAATATCAAAGCCGCCAAATAAATTATCGTCAAAGCTCGTCTCATCCCCACTTTGGTCGACACCTCTTTCGCCTTCCGTTAAGTTCTTGATGCCAACTTGGAAGAACGAAGTGCGCTCAAAATAAAGGTTGTTGTACCCATTGGTAACAACATCACCATTCTCATCATCATCAGCTTCTTCCCTCTTCCGCAGATCTTCTGGTGAGAGCAATGATGGGAAATTACAAAGACCATCGAGCCTGCCCCATACCTGCGACTTGATGCCAATCTCAGTTACATCACAAGCCTTTGTATTTTTAACAACGCCTAGGTCAACTTTGTGCAGCGGATACCAGCCAGAATCTCTAGCAATCCGCTTGTCTTTGCCATCATCAGCACCTTCGTAGACAACCCAAGGGAATGTGCTCTGCGACGTACTCAAGCCCTTAAAATCTCTTTCTTGGGGTTTGCCTTTCAAATAAGACGTTCCGCCTAGGCCAACTTTGTCGCTAGGCCCAATAAAGTCAATGACGCGCAGGTTGATGAATTTATCCGGCTTGCCAACAAGCAATGGGTCAGTACCAGGCGGTCGTTCAACACGCATCAACGTTTGATTACATAACCACACCGAACCATCAACTAACGCATCATCCAGGCTGAAACGCTTCCGATCAATACTTGCTATCAGGTCGTCATACTCTGGCTGCTGGCCATCAGCATTGCCGTGATAATACTCCTCCTTAAGTTCATCACCTCTTATCTGGCAAACGACGATATCATCCACGTCGACATCGACCACATCTGCAAAATCAGGCTCATGCTTTAACCGCCCATCAGAATGCAAGACACGTCGCAGGCCGTGCATACGGTTATAAACACGACCAGTGCCTTTCATGCCATCGCTTTGGCCATCAGCCTCGCGACCGCAGATCTTCATCCGTGCAAGTTCTTTCGCATTATCCTTGTTGTCATTTTGGTTGGCTAATCGAGGGAATGGGATTATCTCCCAGTTAATCTTGAATTCTCCGATGTTTGCATAAGACTGATAAACACCAAACGATGTATTGGACGACGGCGTAAACGCCATGCACGACTGCGTTTCAATATCGACGGTTGAGGTAGGGACACCGAATGGCAGGTTTCGATTGCCCTTCTCGGGCTCCCCATACAGCTGATCGTCGTTGTTGAATTCTTGGGAACCCTGCCCTTCAAGCCAATAAACGCTGTATGTGCTGCGATAGATCGCATTCAATGGCTGACCGCCCAGCATGATGCCACGCAGCTGTGGAGGGCCGATAGGGCCATCCCCAATAACGCTAATTAGATGAAGGGTCTGAAACGAGCCACGACTGGTTACGCGTGAAAAGACGGTAAGCGGTTCAGCCACAAGGCCGCCGCTTGCTTCATCAGGGTTCGGATTAGTGTCCTCACTGTCGTCTCGGCTGTTATCTCTTGGGCCGTTTTGATACTTGCCCCAAACGACTGGGATAGGTGAGCCCAGTTCTGCTAACTGCGGCAGTGTGTCAAAACCTACTGAGTTATTAAATCGCTCTCGACCCGTCTGACTGCCAAGGTTTAAAGATCCACCTTGTTTGATCTTTTCTTGTTCTGCCGTTGCCGGTTTAGGTGCCAGCAACATGCTTACACCAGTCAACACCGCACCGATAGCGACGTTGATCAGGATGGTCGTAATCGAGACCGGTTCACACCTAATGTCTGGAATCCTTGCGTAAGCAGAATGCCTTTCGCCAGCTCTAGCGATTATGTCTGCACATAAAGCCCGATACTCTTCTTGCGAAATGCCAAGGGCTGAGATGAGCTGATACTCGTATGGAAGTAACTTCGGCAAAAATGGTCTAACGGCGCCCACATCACCTGCTTTTGCAGCGGGCAAAAATACAGGGCTCCGTTGTTCCATATAACAGAAAACCCGATGGGTTCAAATTGCAGCACTATGTCGCCATCATAAGCGGGCTCACTAATGCGATAACCCCAAGCCAAAAGATCACGGGCCCAACGTCTTGGCTTTTGTTTATACCACTCGGGATTGATATCAGGCCGGTCGATACCCATGCGCTGTAGGGCAGTTGTGGCCAACCAGATGCAGTCGGTTGAGCCATAGACATACTTGGTTCCAATTAAATCAGCGCAGGTTGACATTGGAAGTAATCGGCAAAGTGCCAACAAGGTTGTTGTTAAGCCTCCGGGCCGGGAGGTCTCCTATGACTGCGTCCAGGACACTTGATAGTTCCAAAACCAAACTGGTGTCATCCCACTCCCCAGCATTGGCTTGGCCTGAGTAGGTAAACAAGACCTGGCGGATGTCACCGACCTTGTCAACAGAGACAACGCAAGCATCAACCTCTACAAAATACGGCCGACGCCACCGCCTAAGGTCATTGCCTTCTTCCGCATGGCCGTTAAGAGCTTCGGTCAGATAGCCCTGGCTGACAGCGTTGTTCGGGAAGCTAATGGTAGAGGGCTCAAGTGTTCCCTCGATATTGGCAGTGATTCCAGCAAAGCCAAATGGCGAAAAGAAGTATTCAACCCCTTGGCGTTTGAAGGTTTCGCTAATCCAAAAATTCTGGAGTGCCAAGACTACCGGGAAGCCATCAGCATCAGAACGGAATCTGACTAAATGACCAACCGCTAAATTCTCAAACTCAGTGGGCTGTAACGGTTTCATATCTTGAGCCTAGAACGTGTCCCTGGGCTATTACGCATTTTGCCCAATGCTGCAGCCTCACCACGTTTGGCGCCTTGATCAGCTGCTTGCTTGGCTAACTGATGGCCCTGTTCAACCGTCAAGTATTCGACACCTGCAATGGACGTGGTGGTGATGTCAATCCCGATAGGAGCCATTGAGAACCCACCACCATTGGATGGACTATTGGCGTCCATCATCATTGCTCGGCTATCTGGGTTGGAATAAACAGTGCCCGGGCTATCAAACTTGACCAACTCAGGGCCCCGCTCTCCCACAAGGCTGTATTCACCAACTTGCGGTCGACCACCGTCTGCAAATGAGCCAACAGATAACAAGCCTTGAGCACTTCCGTTGAAGCCGGTTGGTGCCGCCCCAAAGCTTCCGCCGCCAAACAATGCCGGAATCAGCTGCAGCAACTGCTGCGTGATCGCGTCCTGCAAGATCTTCATTGCCATGTCCAGGAACTGGTCAGCAATGCCCTTGAACATGTCAGACATTGCTTCCTCAGCAGACTTGCTGCCGTCAATAATTGAACGGAAGGCACCGGTCATTTCACCAGCGATACCAGAAGCCAAGGATTCGTACTGGGACTTGAGGTTTTCAACGGCTTCAGCCTCAGCCGTTAGCGCTTGCAACTGACTAACCCGTGCCGCCGCGTCAGTAACGCCTTTTGCCTCCAAGTCCTTGATCATCTTGGTCCACTTGTATTCCTCTTCCTTGCCCGCAATCACGGCTTGCAGCCGGGCGATTTCCTCGTCAATGCTTGCGGTCGCGCTTTTCTGGATGTCCGCGATCTGTTGCTCCAGGTCCAACCGTTCGTTCTGAATTTCAAGCCCTTGCGCTTTCAGCAGGGTGTCGCGTTCTGATTGCGACAGCGAATCAGTAGCCAGTTCGCCGTACTTCTCGGCGATTTCAAACATACGGTTGGCGCTTTCAACCTTGGCCTTCTCCAAGTCGTTCGTTGCCTTCAGCACATCCTGTTCACGCGAGGCAGCGGTGACCAACTTCTCGGCTGCCGCTAATTGCTTTTGCATGGCTTCGGCTTTCTTTGCGGCGTCATCAGCGCCACCACCGCCACCACCACCACCACCGCCACCAGTCAACCCACCTGTTGGAATAACCGCGTTTAAAGCAGGCGTTGCGGGCGCATTAGGAACAGTTATTTCAACTTTTGCTTTGGCTTCCTGGACATCACCAACAACTTTTT